AAGCAGGTATAACATGACAGCTAACGAAATTGTTGAAAATGCAAAGGAATTACTTGGTGTAAAATATGTGTGGGGTGGTAATACCCCACAGTCAGGGCTTGACTGCTCCGGATTGCTTTACTATATTCAGAAGAAAGCAGGCTCAGAGGTAGGAGATATGACAGCTTCCGGTTATTCCAAGCTTGGAAAAAATATTCCGATTGGAGAACAAAAAGTAGGTGATTTTCTCTTTTTTGGATTTCCAGTTACTCACTGTGCAATTTTTATTGGAAATGGCTATATGATCGAGAGTAGAGGCGGTAGAAAAAACACTGCTGACAATCCCGGTATTGGAGTTGTCAAAAGTCTTGTAAGTCGGAGAAGTGATTTATCCTGCATCCGCAGAGTATGGGATGAAAAAAGCCCATCTTATGAAATAGGTAGAACC